ACTAAAAGAACAGATCGGAATGGAAAAATATATAACCAATGGTACATACGAGCTGAGATTGCCATGACCGATGAAAGTACAGTTTCCTGGATTCATCACACGTTAAACATGGGATGGTCTGGACCTAAACGTTATCATAATAAGCCACACTACAAACCTCAATGGCGTTGGGCCTGTGGATACCGAGACGTTCTGAGTCTAGCCAAACTTTTATTGCCTTATGCAAAAACTAAAAAACAAAAACTACAGGAGGTCATCAATCATTATGAAAGCCGATAAGAAACCTGAACACGAAGTTAAATTTAATTATTTTCATTGGGGACCGTTTCTCTTCCATACCACGATCTCTAAAGAACAATGTCAAATCATCTTAGATGCAGGAGCCAAGTGTCGGAAAGATGAAAAACTGAATTATCAAGCTAAGTTAGCCGGACACATTCGTCATGAATACGAACTGAGACCGGCCGATAAAATTGCGTCTTGGCTCGCTAAATATTTTGAAGCCTATGCGATTGGGTATAACCAATGGCGAGGAAAAGGAAGTATGAAGCCCGACTTTAAACTTACAGCGTTATGGATTAACTATATGCGTGCGGGAGAATTTAATCCCCCTCATGATCATAGTGCGGATTTATCCTTTGTGATTTATCCGGATGTCCCTCAGGAAATTACCGATGAATGTAATGCCTTTAAAGGAACGATGAGAGGACCGGGAGGAATCTCTTGGTACTATGGCGAAGGAAACCGTCAGTGTATCTCGGTGGTGAATCAATTGCCGAAGACCGGGGATATGTTTATTTTCCCAGCGTCACTCAAACATTGGGTCTTTCCTTTTAAATCTAAGGTTGAACGAGTCTCGGTTTCTGGAAATGTTTTATTTGACCAAGATTCAAGAATGAATTATATGGGAGCCGTCGAGGATAAAAAATGAATCCAAATTTCTTTTTTATTCTGGTGTTCACTTTTTTGTGTTCCATGGTCCTTGTTTCGTTGTACATGTTATTCGTACCGGAAATGATGGACCCGATCTGGGCTACGGGAGGGATTCGTTTATGAAGTTAAATTCTAAATATCGCTACCACCAGGGAACAACCATCACGGACCGTGGATCACGGATCTACGAGATTCAAGGGATGCGACTGCCTTCAGTGACCACGATCCTTGGACAAACGAAGGATGATACCTATTTAAAGAAATGGATTGCAAAAAAAGGACATGAAGAAGCCGAACGAATTAAGAATTTATCATCAAAGCGTGGCACTGCCATGCATAAGTTCCTGGAAAAATACATCAAAGGGAACGGCTACGATGACCTCACGGAAATTGGCGTTCAAGCTAAGCCGATGGCTCAAAAAATTATTGACATAGGACTCACTCCTATTGATTATTACTACGGCTCAGAAGTTACATTACACTACCCAGGACTCTACGCAGGCTCTACGGATTTAGTTTGTGAACACAATGGCTTAGAAACTATTGCAGATTTCAAGCAATCCAATAGACCCAAACAAGTGGAATGGATAGAAGATTACTTCCTTCAAGTGGCTGCATATGCCATGGCTCATGACTATGTTTATGGCTCTAACATTAAACAATGTATCATAATGGTATGTACTCCTGACCTATATTATCAAGAATTTAAGATTCAGTATGGAGAATTGAGAAAGCATAAACATGCATTCCTTAAAAGATTAGATATGTATTATGAAAAGAAAAGAGATTACAAAGAAGAACGACAGATTGATACCAAAGAATTACTTAATGCCTTTGAAAAAGAAAAACAAGAGTTAGCTGCCTCTTATAGACAATCCTTAGCTAATAAAAAAGAAAGAGAAAATAAATGACCGAAGAAAAATACAAAGCGAATTTAATCTGTATATTCCCCACCAATCTATTGGTGTCAGAGTATCCTCATGACTTTAAAAAAGAATTTAAATTTGTCCGTGAGTTAGAATATGACACCCAACAAATTACTGGAGTCTTTAGAAGTAAAGACACCTATGTTTTAAGACGACCTGAGTTAGAGAGTCTTAAGAAATTTTTCTATGGAGCTTTAAATTCTTATTGTGAATCAATCATTGCAACCAAACGCAGAGTGAGTATCACACAATCCTGGGTCCAACGTAATGGACGAGGAAGCTTTACCCATGAGCATACCCACCCCAACAGTGCAATCAGTGGAGTGTTTTACTTCAGGAACGAGGGGAATGCACCCATCAGCTTTACCAAAGATACCATCAATAGAATAACGATGGAACAGTACAAACAAACTAAGATTAACAGTGAGTCTTTTACATTCAACCCTAAACCAGGGGAATTAATACTGTTTCCTAGCCACTTAAGGCATAATGTCTTGATTAATCCAAAAGAGGAGAGCAGATACTCCTTAGCGTTTAATACATTTTGTTTTGAGGAGTTAGGAACGAAGGAAAGTTTAACACATTTAAACATAAAGGAGGCAATAGATGAGGGAAAGAATATATAAAACCTTAATTCAGCGTTATACCAGTCAAATGGAAGAGGCTTTATTAAAGGTTGATATGCTCTTAAGCAACAATGCCAATGCAGCTGTTATCGTGGGCCACACCGACATAACAGGCGAAATTGATAAATTGTTGAGTGAAGCTGCCAAAGCTAGTGAGAATATGGCAATATTAAGGCGCTTTTATAGCAGCAATTAGGCAAGAATTCTTACATATAGTGTTTATACAGACAAATTTTTTTTAAAAATAAAAAAAATAATCGAAAAAAAGTGTAAAAAGTGTCAAAACATCAATTTATGTAATAATATCAATGACTTAGAGTGCCAAAAAGTATGACATTTTTAATTATTATGACAGAAAATAATGTCAAATGTTAAATAAGCTAGCAATACCAACGACTTATTGGGTATACTAGCAAACAAGTTGGTAGGAGGTACCTAATTTGTCTGTGAGATCTCTATATAGGGGTGTATAAGAAGCGATGCGTAGGAAAAAGAAATCTAAATATAAGCATGTTATGATCAACAAGAAGAAGTTTTATTTCTATAAGATTTCGTGGGTTGACATTACTGCCGATGGGGGTCATGCTACCTCTGATGAGTTCGATAAGTTTGAGTGCTCTAAGATGGTCACTTTTGCTTACGTTTATAAAAGGACCAAAAAATTCGTCTGGACTTTTGCTAGCTATGACGAGAAGGATGAGGCTTATTCTGATCGGAATGTGTTCCCTACAGGGTGCATAACTGAAATGGAGAAATTAAATGTGGAATCCCGATAATATGTATATTTTTGGAATGACTATATTTTTACTATTTTGTCTTGTACTTTTGAATCAGATTCCTCGATGATGGGCTCTAGTTCCTCTTGGGATTTTTCTGAAGGAGTCTTCATTGTCTGATTGGCAACAATATTTTCTGGTGCTTTTCTTTTTTTCTTTGATTTGGTTTTTCTTTGTTTTTGGTCCAATAATGGTTTCTCGGGGGTAACGTTTAAAATTGGTGCGTAATCATCTAAAATTTGTTTCATTTTGGCTTCTAGCTCTTGCTCTGACATGTCTTCTAATTTCCCATGCTTTATTATTTTTCTGTCTATGTATAATCCTGCTGCCTTTCCCCGGTTTGCTTCAGCGTTTACAGCAGAGGAAAAAGATCCTTTCTTCAAAGCAGCTTCTCTAAGTCTAGCAAGTTCAGCCAGGTGACCATCATAGGTCACTTCAAACTTCTTAAGTCTTTCTTCTTTGAGTTTACCTACATATTGAACTACTAATGGGCTAAGTCTAGGATTCAGAAGTTCTGATCCTTCTTGTCTTGCTCTCTTTGGAGAATACCCAGCAGCAATGGCTGCTTCGGCCTGAGTCATAGGTCCATCAGGTCCTCCGAATACTACGTACTCGGCAAATCTCATTTGCATTTCTGTTAATCTTTTTGGAACTCCCATACTTGACAATTTAAGGTAACTTTCTTATAAAGTCAATATGAGTGATACAGATTGGAAGAAGAAATGTCAGGAGTTAGAAAACGAGATGATCCTTATAAAAGGTATTACTGTTCATAACTCCCCTGAGATGAGAGAGATGAAAACTAAGTTATCTGAAACTGAAGTTGTCTTAAATGGAACTAAAAAAATTGTTCGTGAGATGCATCAGGAGAATGCAGATATGTATAAACGAATTGAAGAGTTGTGTGGAGTTAATGAGTCACATCAAAAATTTAATGGAAAATTACAAACAAGATTGACAGAGTTAGAACAAGAGAATATAGAGCTACACGCAGACAATAAAAAACTAGCCAAACAAATTGATGATCAAGTCAACCGTTTAAGAAAGGCTGGTGTACTATGAGATTAAGAGAGTTAATGAGTTTTCTACAAGAATTTATGGACAACAAAGGCAAAGGACAAAAAGGATCATTAGGTGATGCCTCTGTCTTTATGCATGTAGGGAAGCATTTAGAAGAATTACAAAAAATAGAAGTGCAAGAGAGTACAATCATTGGTGCAAATTCAATGAGAGTAGTATTCAAACCTCAAGGATTAAAACTAATTAAAGCCCCCACTGACCCAGAGGCTGGGTTTAAACTGTAAGCAGAAGTTACTTTGAAAAATGCAGTTAAACCTGAGCGAAAATTGTGGCAAGATCTTAAAAAAAATACATGTTCCATCCAGTGGAATCGTATTGAAAATCTTAGCTTACTTGGGATGCCTGATGTATTGGGGTATACTAATTCTGGGCACTTTTTCACTGTTGAATTAAAAGTCGCCAAGGGTAATAAAGTTAGATTTTCTCCACACCAAATTTCATTCCATAAGACACATCCTAAAAATACATTTATCCTGCTCCGGACCCT